GAACGCTCGGAGGCGATTTTTAACTGCCCCACGCCCTCTACGCCGAGACGCGAGATAAATATAGGGTCGTCAAGGAAATTGCAACACGCGCCCATACAGCCAAGCCCAGACAAGCCTTGCACGGACGGGTAAATACGCGGCATAAGGTGTAAATTGCTGTCCGTCGCCGTGTGAAAGTAAATCGCGCTGTCCTGCTGGGTGTCGCTTTTGAGTACCATAAGCGTATCGGAGACGCACATAATACCCGTGATGGGCGACATACCCACGCCGTCCTGTACATAATTCAGAATCCCGAAATACGACGGGTCGGCATAGCCCGTGCTATTCCTGCCGCAGAAAAAAACGTAGTTGTGATAATCTGGATTGCCCGTGCAAAACACCCTGCCGTCATAGGTCGTGCACAGCGTACATTTCGTTATGAGCTCCGTGATATTGCTCATATTGTCTGTTACGCCGTCTATGGATTTGAACACTTTGGAGGCGGTTATTTCAACGCCAGCGTAGCCCTGCTCATACTTAGAGCCGTCTGCTCGTGATGTGTTTTCAGGCTTTGCAGGAGCCGTCGAGAGCGTTATTTTACCGTTCGCCAAATCCACCGTATAAGCGGTTATATCGGCACCGTAAACCTTTACCGAAACGACGGAATCAAGCATATTCTCGTTCATATAAAAGTCTTTCGTCGTGCCATCGGCAACGAAAGTATGCTTAAATCGCGGCGTTAAAACATTGCGCTGTTCGTACTCCGTGCCTGCGTTCGCGTTTTCGCCAGACGGTATGATGTTTATGTAGGTCGTAGGCACATATACAGGGTGCTTGTCGCCATAGTTCACAACAGGCATAATGTCCGTGCCGTCATACACAAGATAGTTTTTACCGTCTATGATATAGAGCAAATTATTGAATATAAAATACTCGCTCCTGTGCTCGTTCATAGCCGAATAAAGCAGGTCTGCGCTGGTCGTTATACCCTCGTAATACTCAATCTCTAAAATGTCTCCCTCTCCCACCTCAGAGCTCGTGAGAGACAGCGTTTTAGTCGTCTTATTGAAAGACGAAACGCCCGTAATATTCGAGCCAGATTGTAATTTTACGCTTATTATCCCCTCGCACTTAAAAGCAAGGTTGATGTTGTAAGTGTAGAGCGTAACGCCGCCCACCTCGTTGCTTTGAGTGGGCTCAGGAGCGGAAACAGCCTTAGTCGTCGGTATATTTATCGAATACGGGTAATCGTGCCACAGGTAGAGTTTTTTGCCGCTATGCACAACAACACGCTCTGCGCCGTTAGCCAGCTTTGATTTGAAATAAAAAATACCGTAAATCTCACGGTTAGGCTCCGTAACCTCTGTTGCGGTAGCTATACCGCTTGAATTTACGGTAATCGTCTGCGAGAAATCCGCCCTGCGCCTGTACCCTGCCATCGTTTCCAGAGCCTCGCCCTGTCCGCTCTTATAGTCCTTGTACATATTGACGAGATAAGCGAGGCGTGAGGCGTGTACCTGCGTATGGTCGTTAGAAAAATCAACGCCCTTAAAATTCCCGTAGTGCCTGCTGTATTCGGTTACAGCTTTACTTAAAACGCCCATACTTACCACCCCGTTTTATTGCGGTAAACGACAGGCTTTAAGTTCTTTTCTCTCGCCATAATTTCCGCAACCTGAGCGTTATAGAGCGTCAGGTAATACTCAGCCTTTGTCGGCTCGTCGTCCGCCCAGATATAGCTTGCAACGAGATTAGGCATTAAACAACAAAGCTCGCTGTCAAGGTCAATATTAGTCTCCTCCATATCGTCGTTTAACGAGAGCTGTTTATTTTGTCTGTTATACACCACATCGTAAACGCCTTTAATGGACGCAGGGATAAGGATTTTACTTGCACCCTCTACAAAGTAGTCGGTATTCAAGATAAAGCCCTTATCCCTCTGTGCGTCCGTAATCGGAGGACACACAAACGACACAAAATCGTCTGTGAGGCTGGCAATATCATAGGAGATGTATTTACTGAACGCAGGAATGCTCTCAGGGTCTGCCGACAGCAGGCTCCCGTACATAGCCACATTTTGCACCCAATAAATATAATCCCCTGAAAATTTGATACGGACTAAGCCAAGATACGGCTTATCCCCGTCGAGTATCAAACCTCTGTATTTTTCAAACTGACCTTTTTCGGAAACAAGCTCAACCGCTGCAAGCGTCTCCCAAGTCTCCCCAAAGTCAGTGCTTTTTTCGATAGTTGCTATACCGTTGCCGTTACACTCAAAAAAGTAGCTTTTTGCGCCATCGGTAGAAAAAATAAGAGCCTCGTCGTCTTTACATACAGGCTCGTAAGTGCTTTCACTCAGCTTATTTACAAGCGGAAAATGATTGAGTTTATAGATAGAGGTAGCTGGTCTTATGCGGTTAATCTGCACAATGGCTCTGTTCGCTGCAAGGATAAAACCGTTTAACCTCTCGCTTTCAAGCTCCGTTTCAAAACCGAGCTCCGCCACAGAGTCGTACAATTCTTTGATTGTCATAGCAAAACCTCCTTTTGAGAATAAACCTCAGGACAAGGCTTGCGTCTCATAACCGCAAGCCCGTCCAGAGTCAAAACGCCCCGTAAGTATTTTCGACGGGGCGTTTTTATCGAAATTAAAGAGCCGTCGCACCCGTGCAGGTCGCTCCGTCCACAGCAAGGAGCAGGTGTTTCCAAGTCGTGAAACCGATACCGAAACGGCAGTAACCGTTCCAGATATTGTTACGGGTATGTTCGTCGATGTAGCTCCTGATGTCGAGAGTTACACGGTTATAGAACATAGAGCCCAAAAGCTGCTCGTTTGCCTCCGACGACATCAGCATAAACCTGTCGTCGGTAGTTTCCCAGCCCGACAAAATGACGATAGTCCAATTCCCGTACTGAGTGTTGATGTCGTTGTAGTCCGTGCCCGTCGTTCTTTCGGAGCCGACAACCTTTTTGACAATCTGTTCAAGGTCGGGGCGGTTGCAAGGCAATATGATTGTGTCGGGCACATATTCCATCGTCTCGCCGTTCTCGTCCTTGTAGTTGCGCATTTTGTTTGCAAGCTGTCCGAGTGCTTTTTCAAACGCCGTCGTGGTGGCGCAAATGCCGCTCTTGAAATAGAAATTGCTCTGCGTCTTGCCCTTAAACTTTTCCTGCGAGTAAGGGTGCGCCGAGTGGAATACGGGTTTACCGTCGCCCGTAGTAAGGTCAACATACGCCTTATTGAACTTGCCGCCCGTTTCGGTAGCGTGTGCCAAAGCCCACGCAGCGAGCTTAGTACGGGTTTTGTAGTACGCACGGACAAAGCCCTTAGGCTTAGCCTTGACATTGGCACCCAAGCCCATTTTGGAGTCGTCTGCCATTTCCTTTGTGATGGTAAACTCTTTCATAAATGGGATATGCTCAATCGTCTTTTTGAACGCCAGCTCAATGCTGTCGTTCTCCGCCCCTGCGCCCTCTTTAACACTCTGGAAAGTGTCAAAGTCGGTCTGCCCCATCGTCGTCTCCGCATAGCGGTTGGATTTTTCGACATTGAAAAGGACATCGAGGAGCGTCTTTTTCTTTTCCAGAGCGTTGCTTTCGTTCTGGATAAGTGCCTTAATAGGGTGTTCAAACTTGCCGTACAAGGGCTCGTTTTTACCCACTAACTTAGAAAATATAATAGCCATTTTCTCTGTTCCTCCTGTTTTACTCTACGATAACGGAAATCAAGTCTCCGTTAGATTTGTTGGTGTTTGCGTCCAAAGCGTCCACAACGGTTATAACGCCGCCTGTGGTAACATCGGTAACGCCGAGCCCGTCCGTATCCACTTTCAATTTGGAGCCGACGACGATTGCGACGGCGGTTTCGGAAAACGATACGGGCACCTCGAAAACCATATTGGGCGCAATACGGTAGCAAGGCAGGTCTTTCTGACCGCTTGCAGGTGCCGTATAGTCTGCGAGTGAAATGTGGGTCGGCTTTGTAGTACCCGACGCTTTTGTGAGCTTGCCGCTTGAAAGCACCAGAGCCTCGCCCTCTTTATAGACCTCGCTTGCGGTCGTGGGTAAGGATTCCGTTTCGGGTACATTTATTCTGCCGTTGATTATCTTTTTGCAGTTAAACATACGATAAAAATTCTCCTTGTTAAATGTAATTAGAGCGTTTGTTTGTAGAGTGCTCTCAACTCTTTGTCTGACAGGTTAGGAAACATATCCCTAAACTGTTGCAATTCCTCTTTCGGTATAACCGTGTTATTACCTGAGGCTTTTTTCGATACGGCGGAGTTAAGGTGTTCCTTACCGCCGCTTGCCGCTTTCTGCTGTGCTGCCGCCGCCTGCTTAGTGCGTACCTTGTCGCCGTTTACAGCGAGGTAGGCGGTCTTAGGCTCAACGCCGCTATCCCTGAGCTTGCCGAATTGAACAAAATCCGCCATACTGTCGAAACAGTCTTTTATGTGCGTCTGTTTGAGTAAGTCAGGAAATGATTTTTTGAGTTCCGAAAGGTCTGCCGCCGCCAACGCCTCAAACGCCTGCTGCTTAGCCTGTCTTTCAGCTACCTGTGCCTCTGCGGTTGCCGCCCTTGCCTTACGGTAGTCCTCTACGCTGATTCCCTCCGATTCGGCGTTTGCTTTTTCCAACGCCTCCTCTACGGAGCCGTCAACTTTGACTCCCATTTTCTGTAAGGTCTCTTTACTGAGGTTGCGGATATTGTCAATCGTAGCGTCTTTCGCCGCCAACTGTTTGCGCAGCTCCTCAATCTGAGCGTCCCTATCGTCCGTAGCGGACTCTGCGGCAGGGTCGTCCTCGTCGCTCTCTGCGTCCGTCTCGTCGTCGTTTTCGTCGGTCTCGGTTTCGTCCAGCTCGTCCTCGCCGTCGTCTGCCTCTGCGTCGTCCGTTTCCTCGTCGTCAATGTCGGTGTCGATGTCCTCGTCTGAGTCGCCGTCAAGGTCGTAGCTCTCGTCGTTATCGAGCTCGTCGTCGATGTCGTCAAGGTTAAGGTCGTCGTCTTTTACGATTTCTTTTGCCATTTATGAATCCTCCGTGTTGTTGATATTCTTTACTTTTTTTTGCCGTCTCTCAGGTCGGAGCCCTTAACTACGTCAGCCTTGGGCTGGTCTTTCACGGGCTTGGGAGCCCTGATTACACCGCCCTTATTGGTTGCGTAGGGGTTGCCTTTATGATTCGTGTTACTCATAACCGATAACCTCCCTGTAAGTATTTTTTATAGAAAGAGCCCCATATCCTGCTGGAAAGGATATGAGGCTCAAATCTCTTGGATATTGGCACTAAATTATGATTGGGATAAGGAGCTTATTGCCCCTCGTGTTTTGCGTCTTGCTTTTGGGCGCGTTTTTCAATATGATTCTTAACGCTCTCGGTGATGGTCGGCTTTAACTCTTTTACGATGTCCGATATAATAACCGAGCCGTTCTGAATCCCTTTACCGATTCCGCGAACAACATCATCGTCCGCAGTAACATTGATTTCCGCTTGTATGCCAAACACTTTTTTCATACTGTTGCCCTCTTAATAACTGCCGCAAACTTTTTCGTCGGGCACGTTAAGCTCTTTATCGGTTTTACCCCAGATTACGAGCCTGTGCTGTAAAATCTCCGCGTATCTCTGCATTACGTTTAACTGTTCGCGTAGCAAATCACGCATACGAAAAGACAGTTTTGCCTCTACGATTTTCTTGCTGTAAAGGAACGTAGACAGTTTAACAATCTTTTCGTTGAGCTCGTCAAGCTCCTGCTCCACTCTTTCCTTTGCCGCGTCTTTGTTCTCCATAGCGTCCTCCTGTTAATCTGCTTTTATCGTGTAAGCTCTGCCGCAGAATTTACAAACGACGGTTATACCGTTACACTTACTGCCTTTTGTGAATCCGACTGCGTGAATCGTTTTCTTGCAATGCGGACAGGTAGGCTTTTGAATTTCCGTGTTTTTAGGTATTTCGGTCAACGTAATACTCATAAATACTGCTCCTTTTAGCTTACAATCCCTATTATAAAGCATAATTAACTCAAAATTGTACCCAAAAATTCCTACTCCGCCATTTTTCGCTTGCAATTATACGGTACCATATCTCTTGCAAAATCTCTCGCAATGTGCTATAATAGCTGCGCTACACAGTTGAATATTCGTCTGAGCTAACATCGGTAAAAGCGTTAGCTCTGTCTTTACATATTCTCAGGCGAATATGACTGTGTAGCAACTGTTGACGAGCTGCGTTTTTCAGTGCGTAGTCTCGACGGCTACGCATTCTTTTTTTGTCGGAGGATTTATTATGAAAAAAACTATTTGTCGCCTGTTGGTAGTCCTGCTCCTGTTCACAACTGCCGCATTTTGCTTTACGGGTTGCACAAAAAGCTACACTGTAACAATGATGGCTTATATTAAAAATCCAGAGTTTTCACTTTCTATAAGCCAACAAAACAAAAAAGTTTACGGCGTTTATGAAACACGCAAGGTTTCTGATGGCTCAATAATCGGTGATGTTGAAATAGAGGACACGGTAATAGTCGATGGCGTTACATATCGGTTTAGCGGTTGGTTTACCGATAAGAGCTACGGCATACAGTGGAATTTGATGTCAGACACCGTAAAAGGCGATATGACGCTGTACTCCAAATGGGAGACAGTATGAGCGTTTTACCAAAAGCGTGGTTCCCTTGTCCTGTAATACATTTTTTAAGTTATAAAGAGCGGATAAAGCAGGTGTTTTCAAAACAAATACCTTGCGCATTTTCCGTGTATAGTTCGTGGTATGGTGCTTGGTGGTATTGGCTATTATTGCCGTGGATATTGCCGTTTCAAATTCTATATTGCTGCGTTCTACTCGTTGAGCTAATTTTAATCACTATCTTATTTCCTGTTACACTTATTCCGTACTTAGACATTGTGCTATTCATAGTGCAATTTATATGCTTTATTTGCGGTTATATTATCGCTTTTTTAGGATTGGTGCCACAGGACTATGTAAGATATGAGCAAATGAAAAATATTAAAATTGCACTAAAAGATAAAGGCATTAAAAGAAATTTGAGAAACTTGCATATATAAAATCAGGGCTGCCGCTTACACGGTAGCCCCTTTTTCTTACTTGGCATATATACGCCCGTTTTTTACCGTCAGACCGCATTTCTCGGCAAGTGCGGTTTTTTCCTCTCTGGAAAGTTTAAGATTTGTTATGTACCGAGCAACAACCCTCTTGGCTTTGAGAGCCGTAACGCCTCTGATGTCGCCGTCCTTAATGGTATAGCCCAAACTAAGGATAAGCAACAGCTTTTGAGGCGTGGAGAGCTTTTGCGCCAGAACATACTTAATAACTTTTGCCTTTTTCGAGCCGCTTATTACATTGCCCTTTTTGTCCGTATCGGATTCGATGGCGGATATTGCCGACAGGTGCGGAGCCAGCGCAGACGGAGGTATTGCGCTACTAAGCATAATTATCTTGTTATCGCTTGCCAGCTTTAATACGGAGGCTTGCGCCTTGCTATAATAAGCGTCATACAGGAGCTTTATTGCCCTTGCCTGTTTTTCGGCAGGCAGAGACGCAAATTCCGCACTGTTTACCATCGCCTCAATCTCGGCATTGGCTTGGCTGTATATCTTTCTAAACGAGCTCTGCTGTGCCGCCGTCAGGCGTATTTCCTCTCCGTTATATGTGAGCGTGTCGCCTATGCTCTTTGGTAATACAGTATAGCCTGCGTCGTAAAGCTCTATGAGCTTTTTTGTCGCCTTTTCGTTCAAGCCGCCCGTCCTACCGTCTTTCAACAACATTCCCATAATGGTCTCTGCAAGGTCGTAATCCCCTTTTTTGAGAGCCGCCCTAATATCGCTGCTGTACTTGGGATTATAGAAAAGCGATGTGTAAGCATACGCCGCAGACGGGCTGAAACGCCTTACGAGCCCCGTAATGGTATTGTTGATATTTCTTACAGGTATGCCCGTAACTTGCCCTATACTGTACAGCGAATTGCGGAAAATCGACATATACTCCTGCGTTTTTATTTCCTCACCGCTTGCCGCTTTTGTCGCCAGCTCGAATAACGATTTTGCGGAGCTGATTATGCTATTGAGCATATCGCCCGTAAAGCTCTCAATCTCGTAACCGTTGACGAAATACCCGTAAATATCTCTCACGACGGGGAGCATACCTATGGTCGTGCTACCAAAGTCTTTGAGCATATCAAGGAAAAATGATTTTGCTGTAACCTTACCCTCCTCGTCGTCCTCTGCCATATTGTTATACAGGAATTTGAAAAACTGCCCTACAAGCACATACATCAGGTTAGCAATCGTTACGGAGGCAAGCGTTCTGCGTATCTTTTTCTTTGCGAGCTTATAACGTTTTGAGAGCGTCGGGTCGCTGTCTCCGCTCTTAATAAGTGAGCGTAAAGCGTTGTACTCTCCAAACGATTCAACCAACCTCGAAAGCTGTTTGAGCGGCACGGAGGTAAACATCGTAAAACTCCTCACGATGTCGCTGTCCGAGCGCATAAGCTCTGAGCGTTCCGTATTCGTATAGTTAGGCTGCGTGAGGCGTATA